TAAATGACTATAAAAAGTATATTGAAAAATATTCACAAAAAGTATTCCAATGGGCAAAAAATCAAACAAAACAAAAATTAGTAAGATTTATGTATGCATCTTTTATAAAACCAGTAAATACAGTATTAATATCAAATATTATTGTACCTACAAAAATGGATGGAGACAGATACAAAATGTTTTATTTTTGGAATCAAATACAGCATAGAAAAAAAGATCATATTCATAGTCTTGCGAAACTATTAGACATCAATACTATAGATACTGAAGAAACAGAAACAACAACACTAACTTCAACTCCAAACCAAGTAGTTGATTATGATAAAAATGCATATCTTTCAATGTTTTATGACATGAACAAAAGTTTCTCTCAAGAAAACCAAAAAGAAACTCAAAAAGAAAAAGAAATATTCATTCCATACAAGTTTTCATTGGTAGCTCGTATACATAAACAAATGCTACTTGAAAAGGAAAATAAAAAGGCATACAAACATAATAAAGTAAAGAGAGAAACACATAAAACTTGTGATAGACAGCTATTTAACTGTATTGCAAAGTCATTCAGTTAAAATAAACAATAAACAATAAACAATAAAAAATAAATAATAAAACAATAAAATAAAAAATAATAAAAACAAGTCAATCTTTTTTTATATGACAAAAGAAGAAACACAAATACAAACACAACTACAAACACAACTACAAACACAACTACAAACACAACTACAAACACAAAAAAATATTCAACTTATTAAAATTTTTTATAATACACAAATTAATAATTATTGTTTGATAGAGACAATTCGGGAAGAGTATATTAAAAAACATGGTGAACAACCACCAACATGTTCATATATAGATTTTAGATTGAATCCAAAAATAATAGAAACGATTGAAAATAGTAAAAGTGATGATTTTGAATGTATAAAAATAACAGCAATCCCCGAAGAATTAAAAGAATATACAATGATACGCAGATATGACTCAATAGAATCAATTGATATAGATTTTAATAAAGCGTATAGAGATTTACTCGAAAAAATAATGGAAAACAAGTCAATATGTAGTAAAAGTATAGAAGACTACAAGAGGTTGAAATATATTGAAGAAAATTATAATAAATATTCAAATGGGTTTTATAGTAATTTAAGTTGTATTTGGCAATATCCGATGTTTACAATATAAATATAATATTATTTATAATTTAAAAAGTAACTTGATAATATGAAAAAAGTATCATTTGATGACTATATATATGTAAAATATGTTTCTTTAATAGAAAAAGATTTATGGTATTCAGATAAAGATTATGTAATATTTTTAAAAAAACATTTGAGAGAAGTTAAAAAATTAATAGATCGTGGTGCAAACTTAAAAGACGCGACAAGATTATTATGTCAAACAAAGATAACATTTGATGAGGATAATTTTATACAATAAAAAATTTAAAGATAAAAAAAAATCAGTACTCATTAAAAAAAATTGAAAAGTATTTGAATATATTAACAATTTGTATAAAAGTAATAGAAAAGCAATCAATTGAAGAAAACAACCACTACAACAAGCAAACCCAAGTTAAACCTAGTTAAACCTAGTTAAACCTAGTTAAACCTAGTTAAACTAAATCAACATCAATTAACTTTTAATTGAATAAAATAATTTCAATATATAAAATGAACCCAACAGAGAGATGCCATGACTGCACCCCTATTAACTTGGAACAACGCTTCAACGAAGCAGCAACACCAACAACACCAACACCACTAGCAACAACCACAACAGAAGAAACAGAAGAAAAAGAAGTTATCGCAAACCCTCTATTTGAAGCCCCAGTAGAACTAGGCGAGTGTCCTATTTGTTACGATGATCTCAAGATGGTAGATTTCACAGTAACAAAATGCGGTCACAAGTATCATACGTCTTGTCTGCTGAAGGCATTAATTAACAACTCAGACTGCCCAATGTGTCGCAATGAGCTAATTAACTATGAACCCGAAGAAGAAGAAGACGATGAAGACGATGAAGCAGACGCAGACGAAAACGCAGATGAAGACGCTGACAGCGATGATGACGAATCGAGTGAATTAGATGATGATGAAAATAAACCAAACATTTCGATCGAACAACTCGCAAGCAAACTACAGAATCTAGGATATACTGCAGTAGATTTTCTCACAATGTATCTTGGTGGAATGGAAATGAAGACATCACAACCAGAAAGGCAAACAGATGACTTTCTAACAAAACTCAGCGACACAGTCGACAACTTGATTGATGGAAAAATAACAATGTCCCATAGAGACACAAGAACATATGCAGATGTTCTTAGAGCAGCAAATCAATAAAACAAATAAAAAACAAAAAAACAAAAACTTTGAATATTTTCAAACTGTAACAAATTTTAAATATCTTTTTTTTACACAATAAATAGAATAAAATACAAAAATAAAAATATCAAAATATAAAAATGAATTTTACTCCAGTTGATAAAGCATTTGATTATACGTCAACATTAAAACCTGAACAAATAAATCCAACATATTCAAATACATGTATTTACTGTAACAATGTCAAGTCAATTCCCTTATTACAAGATGGTTCTTTTCGCCAGTGTCTGCAATGTAGAAAACATTTTAGAGCACAAATTATTCCAAGTACAAATATAAAACAAAACTTATCACAAAATGTCATTTACAAAAAAGAAACATTTCAGACACTTAGACCAAACTATTTACCGATTCCAATACCAGAATCAACTAACAACAATAATTAAACCATATAAAATACCCCTATAAAAGAACAACAATTACTTAAATATTTTTAAATATTTTTAAATATATTTAACGAATAACTTGTTTTACAAAACATTTGTATGTTTTTTGCAAATAATTTATATATTTTAAACATACCCTCCAATAATATGGAAGGTAAAGATAAAGTAAGTGTTATAGAAAAAGAAATTTTGAACAAGTTTGAAAATTAATAATAGCAAACTATGCAGAAGACTATCAGTATTGATTGAGAGTATTAGAATATACGAATAGTGTTTATACAAAAGATAAATGCTTTTATTATGATGGTTGTGGAAATGGACAAAATTATTGAACACATATTGAAACTACATGTCTACCTTTTTATCACAAAAATGTTTTATAATATGAAACTTTGAATACAAAATCAAAATGAAAAGTCCAATAGGTAAAAACAACGGTTCATAATAGTTCAAATAAGACCAATACATAACAAAGATAACTGGAAATAAATGAAGTCTAGGAATCATGTTGTAACAATCAGCAGTTCTAAAATAAATCCACAAACCAGAACAAAGAACAGAAAAAATAACTTTCTTATCAAACGAAATATATTTATCAAAAAGCATAGCACTTGCTATATATACTAATACTATATAATTATAATAGTATAAATATATATATAATTCAAATGTTTACAGACTTGTATTTACAAACAACCGATCCAAATTTATCATTCGGAGACTTATTCAGTTATCCAATATTTAAAAATATATTGATATCTGTGTTATTTCATACAATTTTGTATACTAGTTTTGTAAATTTAGTTAGTTATATTTTCTTCGGGAAATATCTCTCTTCAACAATAAATAAACGATTAATAACAAATTTGTTATTCATAATGTTTTTTGGTTTTTTTGCAAGATTTTATCATGTAAAAGAAATATACAAATCATACAACTACAATTTAGAAAAAACAAGGAATCATTTGGATCGACTATATATTGGTTGGATTTTTATTTCATAAGCAAAATAAAACAGATAAAAACAGATAAAACAAATAAAACAGATAAAAACAGATAAAACAGATAAAAATATTATTTAAAACAACTTAAAAAGAAGACACGCTATTATAGTGTAAAGGGCAAAAAGCTCTAGCCATTGTCTTCGTACAGCGAAAAAACTTAATCTTAATTAAAACAAAATGAAGACAGAAACAGATAAACAACTAGACAAATCAAAATAGTTAAGCTCTTATATTTTAGTTGGTTAGAATGGCAGCCTTATAAGCTGTTGACCCCAGTTCAAGCCTGGGTAGGAGCACTTCACTTATACCTTTTAAAAGACAAGCATCAAGCATGAATGGCCGAGTGGTCTAAGGCGGTGGACTTAAGACCCACTACAGTAATGTGCGAGGGTTCGAACCCCTCTTCATGCAATTTTCAAATACAATTTTCAAAATTAAGTAAACTATTCTGGATCAAGCAAAAGGATGCCCATCCCACAAAAACCACAACATTTTTGATCCATTACAGCAAAAATATAATTAAAATGGAAGTTTAAAAAGATTGCGTCTAAGTTAATGCTTAAGATTAAATCTCTAGATTAGTTCCTTACAGCAATTACTAATAACAATAATGTTTAAAATGGAACTAGCAAATGGTTTCATAGTGTAGCGGTAGCACTACAGACTTTGAATCTGTCAACCTGGGTTCGATTCCCAGTGAAACCATTAAAACTAAATAAAACAAACTTATCATCTAAATCCGGTAACCCGGTTAGCTCAGTCGGTAGAGCGCCAGACTTTTAATCTGGTGGTCGAGGGTTCGAGCCCCTCATTGGGTGATTGATATGCTTGCGTAGCTTAGTGGTAAAGCGCACGGCTGTTAACCGTGAGATCGCAGGTTCGATCCCTGTCGTAAGCGAAAATTAATGAAGTTTAATATTTCAACTTATTGAATGAAATATTAAAATACTTATTATAATTACTGAGGTTTTTGGAATTTTTTGATGCATTCCCAAATTTTTGAGGATTCATCGAGACCAAACGCACCACGACGTTGAGCCAAAGTCAAAAAGCTTACCATAACATTCAACGCAACGTTTTCATCAGTGACAACAACATCTACCAACTTTATTTGAGGAGTTTTTTCCTCTTCTACAGGAGAGTCGTTAGACAAAACAACATTCTCAGTCATATCCATTATATATTTTACTAAAATACTATTTTTATATTAATTTGAACGAAAATACTATTTTTTATTTTTATTTCTTTCTTTTTAATTTTCTATTCTAATTTCTTTTTCTATTTTTTATTTTCTATTTTTTATTTTCTATTTTTGAATAAAAAATTGATTTCTTAAATAGATATAAATAAATAATACAACTATAATCAAGTATGTCCAAACAAATCAGTCAAATCCAAAATCAAATGTCGAGAGAAGAAATAATTAAAAATGTTACAATGGAATTTCATACAGATTCACCATTATCAGATCTTCAATTATTTGAAGATGATGGACTTATATTTGGAATTTTACAAGTAACCATTAATTCAACACCAATTCTTCATCAAGATCAGGTTCTAGATAACAATATTGATATGTCGGGTTCAATGGAAGACACGTGTCAAGATGGAAAATCAAAGATGCAACATGCAAAACATACACTAAAGAATATTGTAACAACAGTCGCAAAAAAACCAGATGCATCTATAACTATGGCAACATACGGCTTTGACGATGAAACAGAAACCATTTTCGAAGACACAAAAATAACACAAGAAAATGCACAGTTTTTAAGAGATAAACTTAATAATTTACAACCGAGAAATGGGACAGACATTTATAAAGCTCTAAAAGAGCAAAAAGAACGTGCAGAAACACGTAGTCTTGCAACCCAATATTTAAAACAAACACTTATTACAATGACAGATGGTCTTGCAAATAAAGGTATAACTGACTATAAAATGATGTCAACACAAGTAGCAAGTAACTGCACAAATGTATTTATTGGTTTTGGGAAAGATCACGATGCTATAGGTCTACAACAACTAGCAAACGCACAACCAAACGGTTCCTACTATTATGTAGCAGAAATAGAAAAAGCAGGATTCGTTTTTGGTGAAATAGTTCACCAAATTTTATACACAGCACTAACAAATATTACAGTCGAAATGGATAATGCTGAAATTTATGATTTCAAGACGAACACATGGTCACAAACATTACAAGTATCATCTATAGTCAGTGAAGCAATAAAGACATACCATATTCGAAGCAAGAATCCAGATACTGTAACTGCAAAAATAATAGCTTGTAGTGAAATTCATGGAGAACAAAATCCAACAATTATTCAGGATGATATTTCTTTGTTACCTCCACTTGTTACAGAAGAAGGAATAATACAACCCCAAAACTTAGGTGTTTATATTTTACGACAATGGACACAAGAAATTATATATAAAGCTCATCAGGAGTCACTTTTTAGAGCAAACTATATTCACCACAATATTAACTATAATAATTCTACAACTAAAAAAGAACTGCAAAAAAGATTAAAATATATTAAGAAATATCAAGATGAAAAAATATTAGAAGACTATGAAGAAGAGATAGTAAATACTCTTGTTGCAGATTTAACAATTACTCTGCAAACTTTTGGTAGTAAACGCGCAGCAATGTATTCTGGTGTGCGCCATACTTCACAAGGACGCGAATATAGTAATAATATAAACTTTGTTGATCCTGAAGATAATGTTTATTCAACTCCTCGCACTTCTAGCATTCCTCATACACATTTACGTAGACAACAGGCAACTGGAGGAACAACCTATCATTTTTGCGATAATGATATTCTTGACATAAGAAACGTTTGTAAAAGTAATGAAGATGAAGATGAAGACGAATATGAGGAGATTATGAACAATTTGAACATATCACAAATACCATCATTAAGCAGAACAAGGACAACCGAAACGCAAATGGAAATTATTCGAGGTGTTAGTGCAAGAAATAATGATGAAGATTCAGATGAAGAAAATAAAACAAATTAGTACCAATAAATAGCAAGAACATGTCGATATTTAAAGAAAAACAAAAACAAAACAAAAACAAAACAAAACAAAAACAAAAACAAAAATTTAATTACGATTTTATTATAATTAAATTTTTTATTGAAAATTTGTTGAACCATAAGTTATATTACTAGGAGGTATACTAGTATAGTAATTTGGACCACCGAAACTATTATTTACACCGTGAGATGGTCCAGAATTCAACATAGAACTACCAGGAGTAGAACCTACTGTTGGTAACTTTACACACATAGAATTAGAAGGTTGGTCAAAATTAAATTTGAACATACTTGCACCTTTCGCGATTTCACCTGATATTTGATTTAATAAAGGGAAATCATTTGGACTAATAACAGAAGCAGTGCTTTGAGGATTCAATGCACTTGAAGAACCTAACCCACTACCGTTTCCTGAACCAATTTGGTTGCCGTAACCAGGTAAAGGTGCATTTCTAAGTCCAAGACCTAATGTATTTAAAGGAGGAGCTATACTATTTCCTGCTCCTGCAGCACTTCCATTACCGAGACTAGCTGTTGTTACAGGTATTAATCCTGCCGAAGGCACTATAGATGTACCTGATCCTGTCATAGGCAAAAACCCTGAATTTGTTCCAGGCAATAATCCTGTACCTGTTCCTGCTCCTGAATTAGCAAGAGCAGCAGCAGCAGCTAATAATTTACTTGTGTTATTAGTGTTAGAACAACTACTTGAAGCAGCTCCATATCCAGCACCATATCCGGCACCGTATCCAGAAACAAAGTCCCCAAACGATCCAGAACCAGAACCAGATCCAGAACCAGAACCAGATCCAGTTCCAGATCTAGATCCAGAACCAGAACCATAACCAGAACCAGAACCAGAACCAAGTCCGGTCCCTAAACCAGTTCTAAGACCAGCACTATTCGTAGTAGATGTGTTTCCTTGATTAAGTCCCCATAATTTTTGCCAAGCAGGAGTTACATCATAACCATTTCCAGTATTCAAAGCAAAAGGACAAGAATAGTTAGGAGTATCTTGTAAAGCCAAACAAGGATTACAAGGTCCATTTAAAAATTTAAACCCATTTACAGTACTAGGCAATTCATTATTCTCAACAGGTGTAATATTATAATTCATACTTCCATTGATACCATCATAACCAGTATAAACAACTTTTTCCATCTTAATGTCTCCATTATTTTTTTTTCCACAACGAACAATGTTATTAACGTTACTAGGAATTCCAGTTGTGTGGTCAACAATTGCACCATTTAATAAGAAGTTACCTTCTTTACTATGCCATGACATAAGCTCTAAAATAGCAGTTTGATTATAAATACTCTCTGCATTTTCTAAAGATGCTGTAGGAGAATTCGTAATAATATTATTTTGAGAAACAAATTGTTTGAACATGTTTTGAACATCCGCAGACCAAGGCCATTTACCTGTATCTAATAAAGTTTGAGCTTCTGTAGGAGAAGATTGTTTTTGGATAATATTCATATCGAATTTTAAATTAGGATTATTTGTTTTTTGGAATGCAATAAACTTTTGAATTAAACTGTCTGGCCAAGTAGTTGGAGTATAAACAGGATCGCCCTCAGTTCCAGAACTAATAAATCCTTCTTTACCTTCTTTACCTTCCTTTCCTTCATTTGACATAAAATTCACACCCAAATCTTTAGATGTATTTGTTCCACAAGAAACTTGAAATGCTTGATAAATAATAAAAAAAATAGCAGCAAGACCAATACCCCATTTAATATCCATAAATCCAACACAAATAATAATAAACAAAAGAATCAAGTTTCCTAAAAAAGTTTTAAAAAGATAACTAAAATAACTAGGTTGTGCATATACTAAAACTGCCATCAAAACTAATACAAAAATAATACCAAATATGACACCATTATTTTTTGGAACATATATATTATAATTTTTACCTGTATTATCCATTTTAATTATAATATATAAATATATTTTTATCTCTGTATCTCTGTATCTAATTGAAAACTATACTATTTTCGAGACACAAATATTTTCATTAATTCATGGTTCAAATAGAAAAATATATTTATAAGTAACCAATATAAAAAGTAATAAGTAGTAAAAATAATAAAAAAATATTATTATTCAATAACTTAAAAACCGTAATCTTTTTATAACCGCCTAACATCAAATTAAATGTATGATATACATGTTCTACATTTTTACTATTACCTCCATTTTTGGAAGAATGACTATTTTTTAATGAATTTACCATTATAGTACAAAGTATATAATATATAAATTTTTTAATTTGTAATAGTAGTATTATTAGAAGGTTTATCTGCCCAGTACCAAGCTGGAGGAGTATAATAATAAATTTGAGGTACTGGTGGAGGGTTATAATATCCTCCTGCATTTCCAGAACCACCGTTAGTTGCAAAAGGGAATGGTTTCAAACGTCCAACTGGATTTGCACACTTGCGTTGAATTCTTAATGTATGTTGGCTAGATGTTTGTGGTTGGTATAATGTTTTTGTATAACCTGCATTCGACTCCATAATTTTATAGTCAGGATATTTTGCGGTAGTTGTGCTACATCCAGTAGGTCCACCATAAACACGATAGTCAAGATAAACCTGAGGTTTATTTGTATCAATAACACAATCATTTGCAGCTGCTTTTGTTTGAATATATAACCATTGACTTCCATTATCAGCCAAGTTATCATTGGCACCTTGAGGTTGAACCCAGTAGTTAGGATATTGACCATTATGAATCCATTTATAACGTTTTTCTAACATTCCCTTTGTAGAAAGAACAGAAGGTTTAATATATTCAAATTGCTTACCTTGTGTGATTCCTCTTACAATAGGAGAATTCATTACTGGTTGACTTGTAGCATAAGTTCCACAACAACCTCCATAACCTTTGGGAAATTGGCCGTAGAATGGAGTTCCTTGTTTTGAAAAAGCACTACTTTTACCAATATACCCAACGTTTCTAGTTCCTCCATTTAAAGAAAACCCTTCACTTCCGGGTGCTGACATTGTATAGGAAAGATATCCATTTTTTCCAAAAGGTCCTTGTGTTAACCAAACCCCACCAGGAGGTTTTCCTGATCGTTTTGAACCATAGTTAATAACTCCTTTTTTTTTGAATGCTTGGATTGACATATCTTATATCATAATTGGAGATTAAAATCAAAAACAAAAACAAAAACAAAAACAAATGAGGAAAAAATCAAATAAATAAAAAATTCCTTCTCTCAATATCAATACAAAGACATTTCAAAATACACCAATACAATTTAGTTTGTGAGACTGGTTTCAAAATATCTATAACTTTTTGATAAACCATATACTTTTCATCAACAGGAAAAGATGAAGATAGTGTGGATATATTTAATTGAAATAAACAATAAAGAGCCAAAGCACCTAAACTATAATAAAAACATTTATAAGAAATATTAACTGGAATTGTTTGAATAGATAGTATTTCAGGACTAACAAAACAGTTTCGAGAGAAAAGTTTGTTAAAATAAAAATAATATTTTCTCTCTTTAATATTCATACTCATAATAGAATCAATATTTGTATATAAAAAATATTTATCATCTATTAACAAAATATCATTAATATCAATAGCATAAAATCCAAACCCTCTTTTTTCAAGATATAGCTGCTGTTTATATAAACTTGACATCATCAAAATAATGGAATTATAATTCATTTTTTCTTCATTTAAATAACTCGTTAGTAATTTTACTGAACTTGCATGAAACAAAAATGATGAATATGCGTTTTCTCTATCATTACAAGTAGAAAAAACTTGAGAACTCGTTTCAGAAATATTATTTGACTCAATAATAGATTTTAAAAATATAGTACTATTCATATTTTCTTTTTTATTTTCTACCAATTTTAATTCATAACTGTATTGAGAGACTTGATCAATAGTTATATTATTTGTTTTTATTGAATTCATAATAATAACGATAATGATAATATAATGATAATGATGAAAAAAAAGAAACTATTTAAACTTATAGTTAAAACAAAGTAATATATACTACAAGTCTACCCTACAAATCTACCTACAATTCTATCCTACAAGTCTACCCTACAAATCTACTCTTACCTATAAGTCAACAGACGTTCCTATGGCTAGACGTTTTTGTTTATCATTATTACTGTATTTTTTTTTCAAAAGCTTATCATCTTGTTCTTCTTCTTCGATTACCAAACGAGGTAACTTCGGCAGCTGTGGTGTGCTCTTAACACGTGTAAGAGAGTGATTAGCGTACACCTTCCAAAACCATGGGTCGTCATAAATTATTTTGATATCATCACCATTTATAATACGCTTTCTAGCCTTAATCGCATTTTCAGATGTTCCCCATTCAGAAAAGTGAATGAAAACGCGATTAAATTTTTTTTTGTCTATTGTATCTTGGCTACTATTCACAGGAGTAGTCTCAATTTTATCAATTTTCCCAAGATTTAACTCATTAAATACCCTAAGAATACGCTCCTTAGAGATATTGGAAAATACTCTTGGAATGCAGAGACTAGGAGAAGACATATT